GAATTCGACGCAGAAAGGCATAGTATGTAATTTGAGTAAAGTAGGCAAAGGGATTTGAGGATTTGGCAGGATCAAAGTTGTCAACATAAGTAATGCAGTTCTCAATACCATCTAGCACCATCTCTTCTCGATATGTGTAGTTGATAAAGTTTGCTTTATATGCAAGATGGTTTGCGATCTTAACAAAACACTCGCCGATATAGTTCGGAACTCGAGGTTTCGGTGTGCCGTTTTCTTTGGAAGCAATAACCTTTTCTCGATGCGCCACTATGGCAGCAAGAAATTCTTTATTGTTTACGTAATGTACGTTAGTCTTTGACTTTACCATTATAAATCCTCATTAATATAACTTTCATCATACCTCGAAAACAATGAAAAGTAAATAGTTTTTTTAAACTTTTTATTCAACAATTCTATTGACTAGTTGTCGTATTCGAGGTATAAAGACTATGTCGTCTATGAAATAAACCTTCTAATTGAGTAGCTTATGCCTGTTAAGAAGTTCTGAAGGACAATCCCAATCTTCATAAACATCAATTTCGTTAGTAGGTGGGTTGTCTCTCGTCTCAATAAATGATGTATACTGAGTTTGTATATCTGATTTCAATGTTCCCACGATCATAATACTGTCAGAGGCAATCTGAAATTCTGCACCTTCGCAAATAGGCAACCATGTTTTAAATGCAAATCCTTCTGCAGTTCCATTCGGTGTTGCGACTTGATATGGAATAATCTGAACAGGATTCTTTACACTAATTGTTTTTTTAAAATCTAGATCTGTGGTCTCGACAGCATTGGTGGAGCACATGATCATCTCTCCATCTTTCAATTTAAGTAGTCTGATATGATATTCAGTCATCAATTGCCAACCTTACAATTTTGTAGTTGAAACCTTCTTCATTATAAATTTTGATGCGCTCGACCATATGATTCAGCGTATAATTTTTCTTTGATTTCCACGACAGATCATCACCAATATCAAAAAGATTGCATCGTTCTTTCTGATTTCCCTTTCTTAATCCGCGACCAATAGACTGGAGATTTCTAATGCGAGATTTAGATGGAGAAGCAAATACCACGTTATGGAGGTTACGTATATTTATTCCTGTGGAAAAGGTTCCGTATGAGGCAACAATAATTGCATCAGTTTCTTTTTCGGTAATGGCACGGATCTGTTCTCGTTGTGTAGTATCTGTTCCACCGTAAACGAAGAAAACTTTTCGAGCAGTTCCTGCTTTTTCTTTAATCATTTTATATAAAACATCACCATGTTTCTCTACAAACTGAAACAGAACTAGCGTGTTACCTTTTTGCGTCACAGAGAGATTGCGAATAACTACATTTCGTTTATGGTTCTTAACCAACCAGTCCATTTCTTCTTGATATGTATGATTCTTAACTGCCTTTTTAGTTTCGTCTGTATAATCTAGAAGCAAACAGGTGATTTTTAAATCAGCAAGATCTTTATTGTCCATCAGTTCTTTAGTAGTAATTACCCTGTGAACCTTACCGAACAGACCCTCGAGAATTAACTTATGCGTTTTAGTTCCATCGAGAGTACCAGTGGTTCCAATGCGAAACTTAGTCTTGGTGCACTTATTGAAAATTGAGGTAAGAGACTTCGCCTTAAAAAGATGCGCTTCATCTCCGTAGATAACATCAAATTCATCGAAGAACTTTTTCGGCAACTTGTAGATAGACTGCCACGTTGAGATGACGATGTTTGATTGGTTTGACTTTTCAAAACCAGCATAAATTTTGGAGCAGTTATTTGCAACATGCCACGTAGGATCATTGTGCGAGTAATCAGCAAAGTCACCATACATCTGTTCAACCAACGATGTCGTGGGAACAATTACCAACTGCTTGCGATTAAATTTCTGGTGGTATCGCAGTAGTAGATAGATAATTAGAGATTTACCAGATGCGGTTGGGGAGAGCAGCAAAGTTCTGCCGATACGAATCGCATACTTGACAGCATCGATTTGATATTCTCGTGCCTGAATCGGATTGCCTTGCGAGGTAAGGTTCAGACTCTCGGCAAATTCTTCTAGGTATTCAATGTCAACTGGGTCACCAATCGGATCCATGTTGACATCCATTTCGTAATCAGATCTCGCAGCAAACTCTCTTAGATATGGAAGCAGACCAACGTAAAGTTCCTTGGTCCACATGTTAAACATTCGTGCTTTACCATCCCACATTTTTGCCTTGTAGGTTGGCATAAATCTGGCACCAGGAACGTCGAAAGTGAAGTAGTCGTTCAACTCGGAAGCAATCGACGGATCGCTTTCGATATTCAAGTAGACTTCATCTTTCTTGGTAACTGTTAAGTCGGGCACTACATCAATCCGTTAGTAAACTTTGTCCACTCAATGGCATTCTTGATTTCCCAACCACGACCATTTAGCGAACGGATAATCTGCTCTAGTTGATAGAGCATTGCTTTCATATATTCTACTTTGTCAATACAACGAATAACATCTTCGTCGCAGTTGACAATATCTTCGACTTCATTTTTCAGAGGTTTCAATCCCTGAAATTGATTCCATCCAAGTTCTTCTAGTTCTTCGCGAGTCATTTCACCGCGATAGTATTTAAACTTACTACGGCGAAGACGCAGGTAGTCTGCCTCGCATTTGCGAAGTTGTAATTTAGTATTGGTTAGGATGTTGAGATATTTTGCATGTAGTTCGGCGATTTGAATCGAAGACTTACCAAGATCCAACTCATTGATCTTAGCATCTTTTGTCCACATGTCTTGAATTTCAGATAGTTTCATATTACCTCACAAAGAATAATTTAATCAAAATATAATTTTATATTGTCTCAATTGTATAATATCTATATTTAAACGCAGCAACTCCTACAAGATACTCAACAGAACCACCAGCAATATCGAAATCTAGTGCCTCGAGACTGATAGGAAATAGATCATAATATGTAATCTTGACGTTTGGATTGTTGTCAGAATCCAGAATAAAGAAGTCAGCGTCTGAGAAGTTAGCAACTGCACCCAGTCGTTTCTCTGGAACTGCGGGGAATCTGTATGACTGCGACTTGTTCCAGTTTACATATTGGTCGTGGTTTTCTGGGAATGATAAACCTACCAACCATTTATATAGTTCTGTGTAATTTGCCATGTTTTCTTGAACAAGGAATCGAATAACAAGTTCGCCGAACTGTGGTTTCTCTCCTGGATTATACAATGCTGACAGTGGAGTTTCGGTTGTGGTAAATCCAATGCTAAACGATGGGATGTTTGCTGCTTGACAGAAATATGATACGTTTGGTAGTGTATGGATCTGGAACTTAAAACCATTTGGTTTCAGATAATCGAGATCGCTTGGTTGCGTATTGCTCCAAGATCCTTCAGTGATGTTTGTTGTTGTAGATACTACCATTGAATTCCTCCATTGCTGTATATTTATAATGAAAAAAGGGGAGAGCATTTCTGCTCCCCCCAGTTTCTGCAACCCTCTCTTCTGAGAAGAGGTATTGATTACATAAGGTTAGTAACCTTAACACGACGATAGTAGTGGTTGCGGTTAGCAGTGAACGTATCAGCGTCTGTGTCACCATTCGACTTAAGAACGAATGGGTTAGCAATCATGCCGTAACGAGTCTTGAAACCAATCTTAGGTTGGAAGGTGTTAGGGTCGATCGCACGAACCATTTGTAGTGGAACGTATGGGCAATAGAAGATACCAGCGTCATAAGCATTCGCACCCTTATAACCAACAACGTAGAACTGCGATGCAGCGCCAGCATTTGCTGAGTAAGGATCAACGTATACCTTGTAACGACCGTTAAGAACACCAGCAAAAGTATTGCCTGTATCATCAACATTCAGAGTTGGCGAACCAGAAAGTGCAGCACCAGTATCAAGCATACCTGCCATTGCAAGAGCAGCAGCAACGTCTGACGAACAGATAATGAAGTTACCCTTACCACGACGAGTGTCTTGAGCAATTACGTTCGCATCGCGTTCGATGTTGAACAGAAGACCCTTGAAACGCTCAACTGACCAACGACCGTTTGAGTCAACATCAAGATCGAAAGTACCAGCAGTTGCAGTCGATGCTGCACCTGGCTTAGCAACCTTATAGATCGTGCGGATAACTTCGCGGTTGATTTCAGCAAGAATTTCTTGTGAAAGGATGTTCGAGAGTTCTGACTCAGCGTCAAGACCGTGAATTGCCTTGAGATCTTGAGCAAGTTCTACTGTGTATTCTGCTTTAAGAGCACGTGTCTTAGCAGTTACAGTTGTCTTCTCGATGCTGAATGCCATCTCATTGAAGTCAGTTCCGCCTGATTCACCAAGTGCTTCAGCGTCAGCAGTAGCAATACCAGTACCTGTGGTGTAAGAACCGTCAACTGGGTTTGAACCAGCATGAGTTCCTGTACCCGAGAAGTCTGTATCTGCTTCGTTGAAGAGTGCTTC